CATCAAAACTGATGACATGGCTATTGACAATCAACAAACGATTGTAGACACTACAGAAGTTGATAGTGAAGATGAACTTTCGGAAGAAAAAGTTCTTTCATATTTGGGAAAAAGATACGGTAAAGAAATCAATTCATTTGATGACTTAGTTCAAGAGAGAACTGATTCTGAGGAGTTGGATGAAGAGATTGCTACGTATTTAAAATATAAGAAGGAGACAGGTAGAGGTTTCGAAGACTTTAAACAATTGAATAAAGACTACGATGCAATGGACTCTGATCAACTTCTTAGAGCTTACCTATCTGCTACGCAGGAAGGTCTTGACTCTGACGATATCGATGTTCTTATGGATGAGTATTCATACGATGAGGATTTTGATGATGAGTCAGATATCAAGAAGATTAAGCTCAAAATGAAAAAGTCTGTAAATGAGGCGAAGAAATTCTTCAATCAACAGAAGGAAAAATACAGAGTTCCGCTTGAGTCAAGTAGATCCTCTATTCCTGAAGAAGATAAGGAAGAGTATGAGTCTTATAAACAGTATATACAATCGTCTAAGAATCAACAGGAGGAAAGCGAGCGTAAGAGTAAGTGGTTCGAACAAAAGACAGATGAGGTCTTTGGTGGAGAGTTCAAAGGTTTTGAGTTCAATATCGGAGAGAAAAACATCACATTTGCACCGGGAGATGCCACCGAACTGAAAAAGTTGCAATCAAATCCATACAGCTTCATATCGAAGTATTTGGATGAGAATGGAATGATGAAGGACGCAGCTGGATACCATAGATCATTAGCGATGGCACTGAACCCTGAAAAGTTTGCCAAGTTCTTTTATGAGCAAGGCCAATCAGATGCCACAGATGATGTGACGCGTAAGATAAAAAACATTAATATGTCTGAACGTCAAACACCTGTAAGCGTTAATAAGGGAGAAGTAAAAGTAAAAGCTGTTAATCCTGACTCCGGAAGAGGACTCAAGATTCGCAGTATTAAAAATGTTTAACCTTTAAAAAAAAGAAAAAATGGCTTTAAATTCAACGCCCGGATATAACTTGCAGCCGAATGCGCAGCAAGTAGCGTTATCCACAAATTACATTACTGACTTCAACTTTTTGAATCAGTACCTTCCTGACACTTACGAAAAAGAATTCGAGCGTTACGGAAATCGTACAGTTGCATCTTTCTTACGTATGGTAGGAGCAGAGATGCCGTCTAACTCTGACATGGTTAAGTGGGCAGAGCAAGGTCGTTTGCATACTAAGTATGTTAACTGTGATTCAAGTGCAGCACAATTTTCAGATACAGCTACAATTACTGTAAATGATGTTCTTATTCCATCTGCAACAGGTAAACCAATCGCTATCCGTCCAGGACAAACTGTATCTATCTCTGCTAACACAGGTGGTGCTTCTAACAAAGCAATCGTTACTGCAGTTAACACAACATTAGGTACATTCGATGTAGCTTACTACGAAGGAGCAGGACAAGCATTTACAGGTACAGACGTATTGACTGTATGGATCTACGGTTCTGAGTTCCGTAAAGGAACAAACGGTATGCAAGGTTCATTAGAGGCTGACGATATCTTCTTCGACAACTCTCCAATCATCATCAAAGATAAATACTCTGTATCAGGTTCTGATATGGCGCAAATCGGATGGGTTGAGATCGAAACAGAGAACGGAGCTAACGGATACCTTTGGTATTTGAAATCAGAGCACGAAACTCGTTTACGTTTTGAAGATTACTTAGAGACTGCAATGATCGAGGCTGTACCAGCTGAAACAGGATCAGGAGCTGCTAATCAAACAGCAAATGCTCAAGTTGGTAACAAAGGATCTGAAGGAGTATTCTACGTAGTAAACAACCGCGGAAACGTATGGGGTGGTGGTAACCCAACTACATTGGGTGATTACGATACAATTATCTCTCGTTTGGACAAACAAGGTTCTATCGAAGAAAACGTATTGTTCTTAAACCGTGACTTCAGCTTAGACGTTGATGATATGTTGGCTGCACAAAACTCTTACGGAGCAGGTGGTACGTCTTACGGATTGTTTGATAACGACAAAGACATGGCTTTGAACTTAGGTTTCACAGGTTTCCGTCGTGGTTCTTACGATTTCTACAAAACAGACTGGAAATACTTGAACGATCCAACAATGCGTGGTGGTCTTCCAACAGGAGCATCTGCAACAGGTACAGTAACAGGTTTATTGGTTCCTGCAGGTTCAACAACTGTATACGATCAAATCATGGGTCAAAACGCGAAACGTCCGTTCTTACACGTTCGTTACCGTACAGTTAACGCTGAAGACCGTCGTTACAAAACTTGGATCACAGGTTCTGCTGGTGGAGCGCAAACAAGCGACTTAGATGCTATGGAGGTAAACTTCTTGTCTGAGCGTTGTGTATGTACACTTGGAGCGAATAACTTCGTATTGTTCCGTTACGGAGCATAATCAAAACAAATATGAGAGGGGCAGCAATGTCCCTCTCTATTTTTAAATAATTAAATTATATCTAATGAAAACACCGAACACAAAACCTGCGGTAGCAGACAAGGTCTATAAACTAAAAAATGACGCTGCACCACTTTCTTTTACATTACCATCAAGAAGTACGAAACGATTTCAGTTACTTTGGTTTGATGAAGAGAACAATGTAAATCGCCCATTGCGATATGCGATAAATCAAAAATCACCATTCGAAGACGAGCAAGACGGAAATGCAATTGTAGATCAAATTGTATTTGAAGATGGATTCTTGCACGTGCCAAAAACAAACCCTGTATTACAAAAGTTTCTTTACTACCATCCATTAAATGGATCTTCATTCGTTGAGGTTAATCACGAGAAAGATGCAGAGCAAGAGGTTGAGTGGTTGTTCTACGAAGCAGATGCGCTTATTAAAGCACGTGAGCTTTCACTAGAAGAAATTGAGTTGATGACAAGAGTATTATTTAATAGAGACCCATCTCGTTTTACAACTGCAGAGTTGAAACGTGATATCTTGGTATACGCTAAGAGAGACCCACGTGGATTCTTGAACGTATTAGATGACTCATCGTTAAAGACTAAGTCTCATGTACGTTCATTCTTTGAAGCCAAGTTATTGGTATTCAGAAACAGTAACAAAGAGATTTGGTTTAACACGCCATCTAACAAAAAGAGAATGGTCACTATTCCATTTGGAGAAGACCCATACGAGGTAGCTACGCAATTCCTTCAAAGTGACGAAGGTATTGAATCTTTAAAAATGCTTGATAGCAATATGGAGCTACTTTAGTAAGGATATATATAGAGAGGAGAAAGGGGTTACATAATGTGCCCCTTTTTTTATTACCTTTGTAAAAAGGATTATAATGATAAATTCGGTTAGAAACACAGTACTATCTATACTCAACAAAAATAACTACGGTTATATCTCACCTTCAGATTTCAACTTACTTGCGTTACAAGCGCAGATGGAGTTATTTGATGAATTGTTTAGTGGCTATAATAAAGTAATTAACATGGAGAACTCTCGTATGTCAGGTACTGACTACGCAGATATTGGAAAGAGTTCGGCAGAGGTATTAGAGTCTTTCTTAGTAAATGACTTCTTGACTCAGGTGTCACCACTGACAAATGAGTACTACTTACCATCGTTAACAACTACAGGATATAGTCCTTACATGATAAGTAAGATTACTTGCTACGATCCAAATACTTCATTAAGATTAAAGGATGCTGAGAAGGTAAGTAATGGAAATATTAATCTATTACTAGACTCTCCACTAACATCGCCAAGCTTATTGTACCCGGCATATATAATTGAAGGGGAAAAGGTTTTAGTTTATCCGGAGATTATCAATGGTGTAAACTCATTGAAGTGTTCTTACTTTAGAACACCGTTAGCTCCTAAGTGGACGTACATCAACTTACTAAATGGTGAGCCTGCATTTGACCAAACACAGCCTGACTATCAGGACTTCGAGTTGCCAACAGAAGATGAGTACAAGTTAGTTACAAAAATCCTTCAGTACTGTGGTGTCGTTATTCGTGAGTCTGAGGTAGCTCAGTTTGCAGCAGCACAACAACAGCAAGCAGAACCAACATTTACTTAATAATAAGACATGGCATATATTTCACAGTATCAGTATTATGAGAACGGGGGCAATGCTCCCGAAGATGCTAATTGGGGTTCGTATCAATACGTTAGTTTAACTGAGATTGTTACAAACTTCCAATTAATGTATTCAGGTAACCACTCGTTAATTAATAATGAGGAGCGTTACAAGATCTTGTTCCACGCAAAGCGTGCGATTCAAGAGTTAAACTACGATGCGTTCAAGGAGATCAAGGTATTAGAGTTAGACGTATGCGAGAAGCTACGTTTTGTACTTCCTTCGGACTACGTTAATTGGGTTCGTATATCTATGTACAAAGATGGGTACCTATACCCATTATCAGAAAACATTCAGACGTTGTCATCGAAAGCTTACTTACAGGACAACAACTGTAACATCTTGTTTGATCAGGATGGTAATGTACTTGAGCCTCAGTTCTCTCAGATTGACTGGGATAGAATTACTAATACAAAGAAGAGCATATACCTTAACCATGGAAATCAGTTTGATGGCCAAGAAGGTTACTGCTGTGATGGTAATTGGTACTTTGACTACGCAATTGGAACTCGATACGGATTAAATACAGAGACAGCTAATAGAAATCCTACATTTAATATTGATAAGAAGGCAGGAGTTATTAACTTTGACTCAGGTATGGCTAATCAGTCTTGTATACTTGAGTACGTATCTGATGGTATGGAGAACGGTGATAATAGTTTAATTACCGTAAACAAGTTATTTGAGAAGTATGTATACGCTTATATTCAGTATGAGATACTTAACTCTAAGTTAGGTGTACAAGAGTACGTAATTAGTCGTGCACGCAAGGAGAAGACAGCTCTTTGGCGTAATGCAAAAATTAGAATAAGTAACATACATCCTGGAAGACTCTTAATGAACATGAGAGGAATGGATAAGTTCATGAAGTAATATGGCAAACATAACAAGAAACTTTACTGCAGGCCGAATGAACAAGCTCGTTGACCAACGACTTGTGCCTAATGGTGAATACGTAGATGCATTGAACGTAAGAATGGGTTCCACTGAGCAATCAGAGATGGGTGTTATTGAGAACACTAAAGGAAACCTACCACTTACAGAGATTGGTTATATAGACGGAACTCCGTTAAGTATTGAGGCAAGATGTATCGGTGCGTTTGAGGATGGATCAAGAGAGACAGTGTATTGGTTTGTACATGATCCTAACTTTCCTACAGGGGCCACAGGAAAGCTTGACCTTATCATGTCATTTAATACGTTAACTAACATACTAACGTATCACGTTATTAGTATTGACAATGGCGATGGTATAGACACAACGCTTAATTTCAATCCAAAGTACTTAATTACAGCTGTAAATAAGATAGATGACTTATTATTTTTCTCTGATGACTACAATCCACCAAGATGGATCAATGTAACAGAGAACTATGCTAACCCGTCACCAACAAATATTGATTACTATGTTGCAGTTCCTCCAACTGCTATAGCACCTCATCCTGAGATTTTAAGTGAGAGACTTAAGGTTGTTAAGAAACCACCAGTTGAATCACCTACGTTTCAGTTAACAAATGTTGGAGGACAACAAAACTTTTTGCATGATAACTTTATCTGCTTTGCATATCGTTATCGTTATGAAGATAGTCAGTACTCTGCAATATCTCAGTTTACTTTACCAGCATTTTTACCGGGGTCATTTGATTTCTCAGTAAATAGTATGCTGAATAATGGTATGCAGAATGCAGCAAATACAGCAATTATTACCTACAACTCAGGTGGGCCACTTGTAGTTGGAATTGACTTATTATTTAAGGATGCGAGTAATAATATCATAAAGGTAATTGAGAAATTAAATAAAGCTGATCTTGGTTTAGTTGATAATACTGACTATACTTATACATTTTCAAATAGTAAGATATTTACAATACTACCTGATTATGAAATACTTAGGTTGTATGATAACGTACCTAGGTTAGCCAAGGCACAGACTATTATGGGTAATCGTTTGATGTATGGAAACTACCTTGAAGGATATGATCTGCTTGATAAGTACGGAAATCCTGTAAACTTTCAATACTATACAGAGTTAAAGACTGAGGATATTGGTTTAGCTACATTGGAAGATGATACACAATCAGGTAATTATAATATTGATGGAGCGACAAGTATATCTAATGCAGTCCTTTCTTTTGACTTATCTGGAATTAGTCTAACTGCTGGAGCAAATATTTCTTTTGATGTAACATTAAATCATAATTCTTTTTCAGGCAGTACACCATTTCCTACAGAAGAAAATGCTAGTTTAAATATTTCATTCTCATTTATACTTCCTATAAACTATTCATCTGCATACGAATTAGCTACAAGTGTAATATTTCAAGAAGCAATCGGAATAGCTTCTAATATACAGCCAATTGCAAATGCTTGCAATGGTACAACTATGACAGATGCATTTAACTGTGCACTAATACAAAACTTAAATACATACATAAAATACAATAGTGGAATCAATGCTATAGGTGAGCCAATATTAATTGGAACAACCCCAAGTAGTAGCATTATAACATTACAGTTTCCTGCTGCAGTATACGTTGACAATATTACAACTCCAACATATACAGTATACGAGTATCTTGGTATAGGGTCATCTACTGTAACTTATCAAGACATATCTAATACCCAAAGTTTACATAGTAATAGAGGTTACGAGATTGGTATTGTTTACATGGATGATTTTAATAGATCAACTACAGCATTAGTAAGTAAGAATAATACAGTCAATATTCCATGTGGTAATTCTAAGTTTAAGAATTACATAAGAGTCACTATACCTAGTTCACCTGTACCGCAGATTGCTCCGGAGTGGGCAACAAGATATAAGTTTGTTATTAAGCCTGACAAAGAAGATTATAATACAGTTTATTCAAACTTATTCTTTGAGGATCCTGAGACAAATAATACTTACTTTCTTCTAGAGGGGGAGAATACTAGAAAAGTTGAGACGGGAATGAGATTAATTGTTAAGTCAGATACATCAGGACCTACACAAAATTGTGTATTTGCAACTGTACTTGATAAACAAGCTGAACAAGCTGATTTTATTACCGTACCTAGTACGTTATATCCTGGAGTTAATATACCTGTACCTACAGGTGTGTATATGAAGATAAATGCTAATAATTTCAATGCAATATTTGATGAGCAATCAGTTATTGCACCGGGATTAGTTCGAGCTGAAACCTCTTTGGGAGGCTTTCAATATCCTTATGTAAATTATAGTATGAATATATTTAATCCTGTGACAATTACGTATGAGGATTATACAGTTCCTGCAGGTAGTAAGATTCAAATGTATTTTAAGTTTGAAAGACAGGGAACTAATAACTGTGAGAAAAGAATATATACATTAAATCTAGAATTAATCTCCAAGGCAAATTACAATAATATGCAGGATTGGTGGAATTATGATAATGTAGCATCTTTATTAAATTCAGGAGTTGCTGAAATAGACGCTACAAGTTCGTGTCCAATGGATAACGTATATGATCCAATAACACAAACATTTCCGGGTCCTATACCAACGGGGATTGGATGTTTGACCTTAGCAAACTATTATCATTTTGTTAGAGAACCATTGACTAATGCATTATACCTTGGAGTACAAGGGCCTCTAAATTGTAATACAACACAAAATAAAGCTAAATCATCTGTAGAAGTAAACATTACAGTATTTAGATCAGAAAGTACATTTATATTTGAGACAGAGCCTAATGAGGCTAATCCGGATATATTCTTTGAAAGTGATCAATCGTTTGAGATTGACTCAAATGGAAATCATAGAGGAAATGTACTAAACCAAAACTTAGGTTTGGGTATTCCTGCTGTTATCGATACTAGCTTCTTTAACTGCTACGCATTTGGTAATGGAGCTGAGAGCTACAAGATACTTGACTCAATTGTCGGTGATACATTTAACTTGGGTAACCGAGTTACTGCTGTAGCCAATGAAGACTATAAGGCAGCAAGAAGGGTGTCAGACATGACCTATAGTGGTGTATACAACAACGAGACAAACATAAATAAACTAAACGAGTTCAACCTGGGCTTGCTTAACTTTAAGCCGCTTCAGAATGCATTCGGACCTATCTACATACTAGATGCTCGTCAGACTGACGTACTTGTACTACAGGAAGATAAGATATCCTACGTGTTAGCAGGTAAGAACCTATTGTCTGATGCTGCCGGTGGTGGAGCTGTTACATCTGTGCCTGAGGTACTAGGTACACAGATCGCACGTACTGAGAAGTATGGTATTAGCTTCAACCCTGAGAGTTATATCCATTGGGGATACGACAGATACTTTACAGACTCTAAACGAGGAGCTGTTATTCAGTTGAAAGGTGGAATGGGAGAGATGGATCAGTTAGCTGTTATATCTGAGGATAACATGAGTACTTGGTTCCGTGACTTATTTATTACTGACTTCAATACTCAGAAGCTTGGTGCATACGATCCATACTTGGATGAGTACGTATTAAGCTCTAACAACATTACTATACCAACTGTAACAGAGTGTTTAGCTTGTGGTGTTACTCAAGAGTTTACATTTACTGAATCTGTTAAAGGATTTGAGTACTGCGTAAACGTTGGTCCTATTGTAGGTGACGTAGAGATTACGTACAACGTAATATCACTTCCAGTTGATGGAGAGTTCCAAGTTCAAGCTGAGTACGATGGTAATACTTTTTCAACGGGTATTGTTAACACATCAGGTTCATTAATAGTTGATAAGACTTTGAACACAGTTGACACTGTATTGGTATCTATTGGTACAAACGGTCCTGCTGTTCTTCAGATTAGCGTTAACTGTCCTACAGCGAATACGCTTAAAATTGTTGAGGTTGTATTGACAGCTGCATCTGAGGCAGGGCAAACAATTCGTACAGAGTACAGATACACAGACGGAGCATACGTTGGTTCATTACAGTCTAACCTAGTGTTCTTTGATACAGGAACTAATCCAGTAGTGTCAAGGTATAACACAGTCATTGGCTTCCAAGGAACTGCAAGTATCCCAACTGATAACAGCACGATGAGAATGATATCAAGTGGAGGTGGCGTACTTACGTTCCAATTTGATCCTGCAAATGATAGCTTCAAGTACTTAAGAACCAATACATTATACAATAATAATACAGCTGAGATTAACGCACTAGTTGCTGCATCAAATACAGCTACTCCAATATTAGGAGCAGGTGATTATTTTTATGCTGACTTTAACGTTGGAACTACAGACAATTATTTATATTTGATATGGGATTTGAGAAACTCAGTTCCTGCTGATTTGTGCTACTCAGCTACAGCAGACGGTATTACAAGTATATGCTGTGACTGTGATCCATGTTCGGATCCATGTAAGACTTGGAGTTTTAGAAATGTTGGAGAGGGAACAGCTCAGGTAGAGTATACAGATTGTAATGGAGTTGTCCAGTTTCTTCCAATAGCTGAAAAAACAACAGAGGTAGTATGTGCATTAGCAACTGTACTTCCGGAAATACTATCAGGAAATATATTAATAACGGTTGTCCAAGAGTGTGGATGTCCAAACTAAATAATTAAATATGTCTTATTACTTAGATGCCCCATCACTTGGATCAGCAACAGCGGTATATACCGATGCCGCATTAACGATATGCGCTCCTGATGGGTTTTACTCTGACACGTTAATTGTTAGAGAGCTTGTTGGGTGTGTATTGCAACCACAGCAAATATGTAAATCTTGCGGTGTGGCTTGTGGTACTGACTGTAGTAATACAGAGTTAAAGACAGGTGTATACAAAGTTACAATTGATTTAGGTAATGATCCGACAAGTATCGGAGCAGTAATCGTTAAGTTTGATCCTCAAAGTTTTCCAAAGGGAATTGAGGCTGAATACGATGGAATAGTATACAACGCGTTAAGTTCTCCAATATATGGCTTCCTACAGGGGGCACTTGGTTTTCCAACGTATATCGGTGATGTAGATGATGACTGTGGTATAACAACAGGGTTCCATACGTTAACAAACTACACATTTAATCCATCTACGTTAGTATATAGTACTAATGGTACTACTCAGATTGTAAACATATTTCCTTCTCAAGTACAGACTACAATAAATAATCCTGGAGAGTGTGTGTTTGTTATACCAAAGGCATCGATTAATCCTTCGTCATTAACGATTACAGTATTCTCTCCGTGTAGCTCTTCATTTACTTTAGATGTAAGCTGTCCAACAGTTCTTCCAATATTCTATGGTGGTCAAGGATCATCATTGCCGTCACAAGCTTGTGAGTATCAGGATACCATAGCATATTACAGTGCGCCTGTAAATGGAAATGGAACAATACTTGGTCTATTCGATTGGGTATTCTTAGATGTCAATGGAGAGTTTCATGCACCGGATGGTTACTACTATGCACCTACCGCTTTAACTCCACCATACGAGTGGTTTAGATTAGAGAACGGTGTTATCGTTGAGTTTGGTCAGTGTGGTTATAATAACTTTATTATTGAGCGTTGTGCAGATGGATTACAGTTAGTTGCTGACTCATCTATAACAGGTGTAAACGTAGGTGACTTTGTAAATATATCAGATCCATTCTACGGAGGATGCGTGTTCCAAGTTATGTCATATACGTCTGTTACTAACACAGTAACCATTGATGCGGACGTAGCCATTACAAGTTGTGAAGAGGTATGTGTTAGCTACAAGGTAGATAACTTTACGTTAGACACTTACAGTGTAGATTACATAGATTGTGCAGGAGCATCTCAAACAACTACCGTATCAGGATCAACAATCATATACGTATGTGCACGAGTAAACTCGGTAGTAGTAGATGGATCACCTGCAGGTGTAGTAGTATCATTAGAATCATGTAGTTGTTAAAAATAAATAGATGTCAGAATATACATTAGCATATAGCGAAAAAGTAAAGGGGTGGACATCGTTCTACTCCTTTATCCCCGATTGGATGATTGGGATGAACAACTACTTCTATACGTTCAAGGGAGGTAATCTATACCGACACAACGTGAATCAAACTAGGAATACGTTCTATCAAAGTTGGTGGACTCAAGAAGGTCATCCTGAAAAAGCATTTGAACCATCTACATTACAGACGGTATTTAACGATGTTCCACTTCAGAACAAGTTGTTCAAGACATTAAACATAGAGGGTGATGACGCTTGGGCAGCAACTATGCAGACTGACATTCAGACTACAGGATACATCGAGTACCCATGGTTTGAGAAGAAGGAAGGTGCATGGTTTGCATTTGTTCGTAATTCCGGAACAGTTCCGGCACTTACAGATGAGTACGCGTTGCGATCACTGAATGGTGTAGGACGAAGCGCGTCAATCACTGGCCCGGCTGCTGCATTGCAGATTAACTTCTCCATTGCACCGTTGGTTGCTATTGGAAGTATTGCAAGTATTGGTGACTACCTTTACTACGCATTGCCACCATATACCACTCCTGTACTATGCGGTGAGATTACAGGAATTACACAGGACTATCCGGCAGGTGACAACTACTTTGTGGTAGACACTACGTCAGGTGGAGCTATTCCACCTATTCAGACACCGTACTTCTTATACATCAAAAGTTCAGTTGCTGAGTCACATGGTGTACTTGGTCACTACTGCGTGGTTAATTTAGAGAATAGCAATACGTCAAAGGTTGAACTTTTTGCTATCGAGTCAGAGGTAATGAAGAGTTATCCTTAATTTTTAATATCTTTGTAGATAAATAATTATATTATGATTGGAGCAGTATTAGCAGGACTTGAACTAGCATCTTCAGCGGCAGGGATAGTTGGATCATTTACTCAAGCAAATAAACAAAAGAAATTTTACGAAGAAGCTAAAGCTGATGCAGCCAAATCAATGGTTGCAGCAAAAAAAGCCATTAACGTAAATTATTATAATAATCTTGCTATTCCAACTCAAGCATATGAGATGGAGAGAGATTTGATAAATGCAGCTTCTGCTCAAGCAACTGAAGCAGGTAGAGAAGGTGACCAAAGAGGCGTTGCTGCTACAGCAGGACGCGTTCAGGCTGCTACAGCAGACGCAGCAAGAGGTGTTAGAGCTGATATGTCTAAGGATTTATATAACCTAGATAAACTTACTCAAGAAGAGAACAGTCGAATTGCAACTAAGTTAGCAAGCCTTGACTTAGCTGAGGCAGAGGGAGCACAGTTAGCAGCGGCAGATGCTCAAAAATCAAGAACTGCTGCAATTACTCAAGGTTTTGCAGGAGTGGCAGACTTCGCAGGTAAGGCCGCAGGTATGCTTCCTTTGTATGAAAAAACAAAAGGAGCTAAGATGTTTGCTAACTTGCAAAAAGATTATCTTCAGGCTGGTCAATCAGGTAAATTATCTTCAGATTATTTGGATGAATCAGGAAATCCAATAGATTTTCAACAAGCAATTGTTAAGATGGGAGGATTTGGTGCAAACGTAGGAAGCTTAGATGCTAATAAATTTCAGAATTATATTACAAGTCTTCCTTATGAGCAAATGCAATCTGCATTTCAAGACAAATCATTTATGCCAACTGAAACTAGTTCAAATGAATATTATTTAAAAGGAATGGAAGTAAATCCTATGGAAGATTTTGATCTTTCTTCTGTAATCAGTGGTTATAAAAATTTGCAAAAAAAATAAAACATGGCAACATATTATAAGTATGCTGAGCAAAGTGCTGATAGTCAAATAAATTGGGCAGAGATAGGTAAGAACCTATCCGATACGCTTCAAGAAGCTAATAAGATACGAGAAGACAAAAAGGAAGCACTTAATCAATCTACTCGTGAGTTTTCAAAGACATTAGCTAATTCACCTCAAGGAGAAGATGCTTTAGCAAATCAACGGACATTAGACTTTGCAAGTGATATGACTGAATTAATGTTAATTCAAGAAAACCTTTTTAAGTCAGGTCAGACAAAATTTAAAGACTACGCTATTGTAAGACAAAACTCAATAGATAGTACAGAGCAATTATTCAATCTATCTAAAGAGTATCAAGAAGAGTATCAAAAGAAGATGGAAAGGATGAAGGCAGGCACTTCATCTAAAAAAGAACAGCTTGAAATGGAGCAAGTTGAGGGGTATTCAAACCTATCAACTATGAAGCCATATATAAATCCAACAAACGGTAATGTTAGCATGGCTAAGGTTACAAAAAAAGAAATTGATGGAAAGATTGTTGAGGTTATGGATGAGGATCCAAATAATTACATAGGTGTAAACGATGCTAGAAATCGAATAAAATCTTATTGGGATAAATTTGATGTGACAAAAGCTCTAGTTGATGTTGAGGCTGTTTTAGGATCAGATATAGGGTCATTTAGAAAAGCAGGAGGTCTATTTAAAGCAGGTGAGATAGTTACAACAGAGGATGTTACAAATAAAAAAGATTTTGAAGATGCTAAAAACTTGTACGTAAAAGCAGAAGATAACTTTATAACGGGACTTCTTTCTAATGGATTTAATGTTGAATCAGTTTTATTAGATCACAAAGTATTTGCTGAAGATGGAAAAGAGTACAATTATACATTTAATAAAGACGATCAATCTCCTAATAAAATATTAATGAAGGTCGTTAATGGCACATCTGTAATGGATGAAGAAGGTACATACTATAAAGATCAGTATAAGGCATCAACAGATTACATGAAAAAACAGTTGCGTGTTATGCTTGATAAAAAAGTAAATATCGACACTTACAGTGAGCCTGCTAACTTTGCTCCTAACTACGGGACTGGTAGTGGAGATGAGAAACAGAAAAAAGCTGAAGCTGCAAATATGTTAGGTTATTTCTACTATGGTACACCTGCTCAGATGAAGGCAGCAACAAACTACTTCAAAGGAATTGATCCATCGATTAAAGGTATTGTTCGTGCTAATGATAGAATTATCATCGAAAGACAGACTAAAGATGCCAAGGGGAATGTTACAGGTACAAATTACGAAAGTGTTTATATGCAACAAGGAGGTAAAAAATTATCTCAAAAAGAATTTATTCAGTCTGCATCACCTGAATTAGCAGGAATAAACGATATCTTTACAGGACTTGAACAAGGAAGCTATGTTGAAGGTAAACCTTTAAGTCAATATGAACAATCTATTATACATAGAGATGTTAGTGCTGAGGAGAATATGCAAAAAGGCGGTAAGGGAACAGGTAATATAAGTACTTCGCAGTACAATCCAAAATAATATTTAAATTTACAAGATGAACGAACAAGCACTAAACGATGCATATAAACTTTTCTCAAGTAAAGGTTATAGTGGTGATATAAATCAGTTTAAATCTTTAATGGCATCTAATGGAAATGCCTTAAACGATGCACATAAACTCTTCTCAAGCAAGGGATACAGCGGAGATGTCAATCAGTTTAAATCTTTAATAGGTGTTGGTGGGCAATCACAAGTAAAAAAAAAAGCTCCTTCAGAAGGATTGGAATCAAAAAAAGCTACGAAGGGAACTTCGGTATTATCTTTGGAAGATTTTTCATCGGTATCTCCGTCAGAAAATTACAATAAGAAATCACTTTCTCAGACATCTAAAACAGGACAGGTATTTAAAGGTTATCCCGGTAAAGGTGATAAGGAATACCTATTTGAGAATGGTAGATGGTATGAGGATAACTCAAAAAAACAATACTTAGAGGGTCAGATAAAAGCCTTAGAGGAGAGAAAATCGGGATTAAAAAGCATTGAGTCTGAACTTGAAAGAAAGTTAAGCGCAAAACCTATTGATAAAGCTATTGCTGAAAAGAAAAAACAATTATCTCAGTCTAACTCTAAGAACTTAATATCTGATCCATTAAGAGTAACTGCCTTAAATAAACACTTCGGTAAGGAGGCAAGTACATCTCCATCATATAAAACATTTGTTGGTTATCCTGGTAAGGAGAAAAACCAATACATGATATCAGGTGATGGGAATTGGATGAGAAAGGAACCGGGCCAAAAAGAATGGCACACACTTACAGATCCTACAGCTGTTACCGCATTAAATCGTCAGTTCAAACAAAACGTCAAGGTTCTTCCTAAAGACGTAGCCAAAAAGCTTACTACTGAGAATAAGATTAAAACTGATTTCAATAGAAAGATTGATACTGTAATTACATCTAAGCTTACTGATGAGTCAGAAGAAAGTGTAGTTGATACATTGACTAAACAATTTAAAGGTTCAGGGTTTACATTTTCACAAGAAAAAATTGGGTCTGATCGAGTTTTAGTTACCGCTCCAAATGGACGGGACAAGAAGTTGATAGTGACAGACAACTGGACTTGGAAAGAAGATAAAGAAGCGGCATCAGACTTAAAGGCGTTTATGCGTCAACACGGGGATGCGGCATATAGCAAAGCTGAACAAGATATTGCTGAAAGTGAAGGTTACTTCTTGACAAAGGATATAAACGCTAAACAAGCTGCATTAAACGCTGGCTCAGGTCAGATGCAACCTGAACAACGTGATCTTAAGATAAATACTGATGGTAGTATTGAATATGCTGACACAGAACAATTAAAGCAAGAAAAAAAGAAAGCTGTTTCATTAGACATAGAGGAAAGACTTAAAGCTCCTGAGGTACGTAGAGAGTACATGAATCAGAAAGCTGCTCAATTTGACGAAGTAAGAGATCGATATAAGACTAAAGACCTGTCAGATGATGATTTAAAATATGCCTATGCGCAAATTAAATCTGACGACAAAGAGATTAAAAGAACTAACGACTTTGTTACTGACATCAACAAGTACACTAAAGACTACAACAAGAGTAAAGAGTTTCATGAAGGATACGTTGAAGACATTCAAAGCAAACTTCGTTCCGGAGAGATTACAATGGAACAGTATGAAGCAGAGTACAAACCAAAGATTGAGGAAGAAGATGCTCGATTAAAGTCACAGAGTGCTGACATATCAAAAGACTTAAGTAACCTTCCAAAGGTACAGTTAGCAATGGACAAGTCTGTTGCTCAGAACTTTATTATTGCTGAATCAAAGGGTAGTATTGCTGGTGGTATGACATATAACTTTGCTAAAGGTTTAACTGACATTACTCGTTTCTTTGGTGTATCTAAGGAGGAGCAAGACAAGATGATCCGTGAAGCAACGGGTATATTAACCACTGAAGAGTTCATGAACTCAGGTGATAGAAGTGATATATCTAAGGCAATGTTCTCTATTACTGAGTCATTAGGAGCAGGTATATACAAAGCGGTTCCAGGTATAGGTCAGGCATTAACAGCTGCTAGTTTATATAGCATGGGTTACTACGAGTTGAAAGATGACTTAGACAGTGCTGTAGGAAAAGATGGTAAGCCATTGGATATTAGTGAGCGTGACAAGATTGTCATGTCAGGTCTTTATGGTGCAGCATCTGCAGCTTTAGAGAGTATTGGACTAGATGCAGTGCTTGGTAAAAGTAAAATTGTTAATGGTGTAACAAATAGAATCATTAAGAATGCACTTAAGTCAATACCAAGGAATGCGTCAAAAGAGTTTATAGAGGCAGCTATTAATAGCAGTGCTAAGGCATACGCTGCAAACTTTGCAACAAAGACATTAATAACACAGGCTACAGAAGGAGTTACTGAGGCAGCTCAGAACTTAGCAATGGCAAGCACTAAAGAGGTCTATGACCAATTGAATGAGACTGATTACTTTAATAATAAGAGTGGTTGGGAGATTGCTAAGGATGCCATGTACGATGGGTACCTTGGAGCATTGGGTGCAGGTGTTACACACGTAGCTACGCAAGCTCCTCAAGCAATTAAATTAGGTGTAAACTCGGTATACAAAAAACCTGAGATTGAGATGCTAATCCAATCTGCTAAGACAGTAGGTATGGATCAAGCTTTGATTACAAACCTAAAGGCTAGTATATTAAAAGGAAAGGTATCTAAGGAAGAGGCTAAGGATATATTGAACTCATTCCAAACAGTTCAATCAAAGGTTGAGTCAATGACACCTAACCTATCTGTAGACCAACAGTCTGTGACTCTTGACTTAATGTTAGAGAAGGACAGAATTTCAAAAGAAATAGAAGGGAAGGACCCGAATCTCGTTGTAGTTCAAAAAGCAAGAATTGGCGAGATAGATAAACAAATTCAAAAAATTGGAGAAGATGCCGTTCAAAAGCAAGCAACAAGTGAAGTTCCTGTTCAGTCAGAAACCGGAGTTGGCGAAAAAGTGGAGGGAGGAGTACCCCAACCAACCACTGAGCAAGTTACCGAAGAAGTTGTCGGAGAAGAAGTTGAAAGTGAGCAAGCTCAAACAGAGGTCACTAAACAAGAAGCGTTAAATAAAGAACGAAGTAAATGGGAACAATTATCTCAATCAAATAAAAAAGGTGTAGCACAATCTGCAGCACAAGCACTAGAAGCATTTGATGAAAATCCTGTTGAGTTTGTTAAAAGAGAATTATCAGGTTTTGAAGAAGGATCTAAAGAATATAATGAGTACAAAAATCTTTATGATTTATTAACAGCTGAAGCACCTGTCGTAGAAACTGCAACAACTGAGGCTGTGTCTTCAAAGACACAGGAGACAGCTCCAAGTACTGAGTCTGAGTTAGACTTTGAGGTTACACCTGAGGTAAACCAAGAGGCTGATGCACTTGAGAAGTTATTGGCTGATGAGGGTATTACGGTAGAAGCACCGGTGGTAGAACAACCTGTGGCTGAAGAGGCAGTAGTTGAACAGCCTATGGCTGAAGAAGTTGCTGTTGAAGAAGAAGCTGTAGTTGAAGAGATCCCATCTCAACCTGTTTCTGAAATGCCTTTAACTAATGTAGACTTGAAATCTTTAAATCAAGAAAAGATAAATAGTATCTATGAAGCACTTCCTAAGGAGACAAAAGAAAAATATTTCCCAGCAGGAGTAGATGGTATAAAGTCAAGTAGATTCGTATCTAATCTAAAATCTGCATTAGGTGAAGTAAAAGCAATTAAGGCTATAAGACAAGAGGCCGCACCTGTATCTGAACCATCCGGGAAAACCGGACAGTTGCCGATTACAGAAGAAGCTCCTGTAGCTGAAGCTAAACCTACTGCAAAACCAAAAACTGCTAAGAAGCTTACGGTTAAGGAGATTGTTCAAAAGTATAGTGATCACATCGACTCATTGATTAAGGCTGAGAAAGAAAAATCGGATAGAAAAATTGTTCAACTTGACAACCAAAAAAACTCAGCAAGAGAAGAAAGACGTAGAGAACTTAATCAAGAGATTGAGAATTTAAAGATTGATTTCATAGCTAAAAAAATTAGCTTAGAGAAAAAGAAAAACGATAAGCAAGCTGCTAAAGATTTCAATGAGAATCCTGCACGCTTTAGAATGTCTGAGGGTACTCAGGAAGAAGCTGATACAAGAAATGATGAGGATGCTATCGTTGCTAAGATGAACGAGGCAAGTGCTGAGGAGAAGGGATTAACGAGGGGAGAAGTTCCTGAGTCGGTTGAGGTTAATCCAATTGAAGAGTCATCGTCATTGTCTAAGGGATTAGACAAGGTGTTGAAGTTCTTAGGTTTAAAAGACAAGAACTCATTACTTAAAAAGATTGAAGACTTTAACGGTATACCAATGATACTTGGTATGTCAGATATGTTAGCTGCCGGAACGATTAAAGATTCCATGGGTGGCGACATGGTCGTAGATGGTGGTTTACTATACAACACTCTAGGTAAGAATGTAGGTCTAGCTTGGGCAGGTGTAACTGAAGATGGAGCTAACAACCAAGTTAAACAAGCGCGTGAGCTTTACGAAGCAAACAAAGAGTTGTTTGATAGATTGTGGGCCGAAGGAAAGATTCCTCAAGGACACGTACCTATGGCAATTATGCGTATGGGTAACACGGCTGTGAACTCAAACGAGGCTGTGTTTAGATACTTACTTCCATTAGTAAAAAGTTTACCATTAAAGAATAGAACAGCTGCGCTTAGAACCTATATGCAGACCTTACAGTCTAAGGCTGAGGGTAACGCTGCATCTTATTGGTTTACTGAGCTAGATGAGCAGATGGAGATGGGTAACGTGGCTTCTAAAGAAGACGTTATATCTTACCTTGATAAATTAATTGAGGAGGAAAATAAAAAAGAAGTTCCTTTAAAGGCTAAAGTAGATAAGATTAATTCTTTCAGAAATGCCATTAAGAAAAATAAAGATGGTCAAGAGAGAACATTTGATGATATAAGAGAAGATCTAAACGAAAGATTAGAGAAGATTGTTCCGGTCATGTTAGCAAGTTACATTAAAAGTAACAAGATTAAGACATTGGATGGATTCCTTGAGGCTGTAGTTAATGAATCTAAGAAAAGAGCTCAAGGTGATAAAAACATATTCTCTTTACCTGTTAGATCATTTATATTCAATAGCTTAGTATCACCTGAATCAACTAAAGGTGCAAATAGTTTAGCTGTAATTAAGACCTTATTAGATGGTGTTAAGAAAGCTGATCCAACTATATTTACTGCTAGACATATATACGATGCCATCGGTGAGAAGTCAATGCTTAAGGCAAACCAAGGTGATGTAGTTGGTATCATGGGTATCAAGGTTGTTGATGAGAATGGAAATCCTGCAGGTGGAGCTAAAAAAGCTGATCACAATAACTACGGTTACGGTCCGGAAGGAAGGGTAATCGCATTGATTAAAAATCCTAAACAGGGTATCGATGTATTCCCTGAGTTTAGAGCTAAGTTAGCGCGTGTATTTAAACCAAGTAAGACAGGTGTATATCCAAAGATAGACAACGCTATCCAACAAACAGGTGGAGCGTTCTTTATGGATGCAGCCTTTAGAGGTACTGCTCCGGCAGTAGATGCTATGTCTGACCTTAAGGTATTGATTGGTAAGTTAAGATTTGCATTCCCTGAGGTAAGCGTTGCTACGACTCAAGAAGAGTTTGACAACTTCTTAGAGCAAGAAGGAATTAGAGCACGTGAGAAGGATGGTAAGGTTATCTATGGTGTTACCAAGGATGGTCGTATCTTCTTAAACCCAACTGAACAAACATTACGCACACCTATTCACGAGTTCGGTCACATTTGGATTGACTACTTGCGTTCTACTGCGTCAGGCAAGAAGGGTGATATGCTACTTCAAAAAGGATTTGAGTTAGTAGATGGAACACCTGAGTACGAGAGAGCGTTAAAAGAATACGGTAACAGAGAGTTAGCGTTAGAAGAGGCGTTAGTAGAGTTAATGGCTGTCAAAGGTGACACCATTGCTAGTGCCGCTAAGAAGTCTCAGTTCTTGGAGTGGATGAACGCTATGTTCAAGTACATTAAAGAGAACTTGACTCGTTCTAAAGACTTTGCTCAGACAAAAATCAAAGACTTGACTCTTGACGAGTTTATTAATATTGGATTGGCTGACTTATTCTCAGGACAGAGAGTAAGTGGTAAGTTTGATGCGAGGACCGCTGGGGAGGCTAGTAGGGCACGTTTCTCAAAGGCGGACAACATATCTAAGATAGTAGATATTGCGGCCAAGAATGGTGTGTCTAACGAAGCCATCAAACTATTGTTGGCGAGAAGAGGATTCTCTATTAGTGATATCAATGCTGCATTTGTTAAGAAAGCAGCTCCTATTAAAAAAGGAAAGGTTTCTAAGGTTACAGTTAACGAGAAGACTGCGTTAAAGGATCAGATTAGATTAGAAGCTCGTGCAGCTCGTGAGGCTAAGAAGGATGTAAACGATAAGAGAAAAGACTTAGCTAAGACTATCTCTGACATGGAGACTACCGGTAAGATTACCACTAAGCAAGCACAGGCATTAATGGCACGTATTAGCAAGCTTAACATGGACAATCCGGCAAAGGTTGATGCATTTGTTGAGTACGCGGGTAGAGTATTTGAGAACGCTGAGTTTGCACAGGATGTGGCTAGAGCACGTTCACTACAGTCTAAGGTAAGAAATAACGCTAAGTCTAAGCTTGGTATCGCTAACGACTTGATCTCTGAGATACTAAAAATGGCATCTATTAATCCATCGTTAATTCCATCTAAGGTATTTGATACCTACATGGAAACTATGGAGATGCTTGGTCAAAGAACAACTGTCCTAAAACTTGAGGATAGAGGGGAGCTTACGCAAAAGGTTGCTGACATTTTAGACGCAGTTAACGAGGAGTTATCTGTAGCCAGTGAAATGGCTGAGCGTTTTGAAGCTTACGACAAGAAAGAGGTTAATAGTGAAGGAAAGATAGACTTTGCTAAGACCTTAGACAAGATGATAGCTGATGATACGATTACCAAGGAAGATGCTGATATCATGCGTAAGTACAAGTCTGATATAATTGACAAGGAGTCAACTAAGATGACTGAAGAAGAGCTTGCTAAAGAGAAAAAGACTTTGCTTGAAGTTATTAAAAAAGATGTTATAACTGATGAGGCTATTAGAAACCTACCATCAGAACTAGAACGTAAGTTAGCTAATTCTATTAAATCATTACTTAAGACTGATGCTGTTAACAGATTGGATAACAGTACGTTAAAGAACTTATTAAAGTTAGTTGACAATATAAATAATGGTTTCGTACCTCACTACGCTCAGAAAATGAAGGAGAGATTAACTTCTATTGATAATTCTCCAGTATTAGAGACATCAATCAAGAAAGGAAATCCATTAAAGGTTAGCTCATTTACGAGCAAGGTTAAGGCCTTATTCACGAATAGAAACTATGTATTGGAAATGATACGTAGCGTGGCACTAGCGAATGTTGATCAAGTGTTTGGTGACTTTAAAACAAACAACATATTCAAAACAATGTTTGAAGGATCAGCTAAAGGTATCAGTGCATTTAATTCTGAGTTAGCAAGGGTTCAAGATAAGCTAGAAGATGCAAGACTCAAGGTAGCCAAGTCATTAGGTCAAGATCCAAACAAGGTAACTATGTCTGCGTTCAAAACAATGACGTACTTGTTACAACTTGAGAAAGAATCTAATCCTGACAGCAAGCAAGTAAACAACGCTGTTGACTTTATCAATGCTACTATTGATCAAATTGAGAAGGGAGAATCTATTTATACAGAGATGGATGCTGAGTTCTTACAAGATATACTAGATAAGTATACTAAAGAAGGTCAGATAGATACCAATAAGCTTTACAACTCATTTAATTCAGCTGAGAAAGCTGCTATTAAAACGATACAAGAAGTAAACGACTCTATGACTGAAAAGGCTGTGTACACAGCAGGTATAATTAGAGGTGATAAGATTAATCCAATTGCTAACTATGTGCCACACGTTGTACTTAAAAAAGTTAAACCTGGAGAGGATATTTCAGGGGCAAGCGATGTAGCTAACTTTAGTGAATCAAGAGAGCCATCTACGAAGGCTAAGAACTTAGTTGAACGTACAGGTACTGTTACAGCTATTAGCTTTAACCCATATCAATCTACGCAGAATGCGGCTAAGAATGTATTGTTAGACTTCCATATGACTGAGCCAATTAGGATAGCAAGAATGACCATAAACGAGACTCGTAAGAGATTGGAAGAAGGTAAGGTAACACCTGAACAAAGAATGTTCTTGAATGCTATTAGTAACGCATTCGAAGAGGCTACACAAAATGTATTAGCAAATAGCTTCCAACAAAATGAGTTATTAGATAAAGCAGTAGCTTATATAGCTAAGGCTGGATATCAAGCTGTGTTAGGTACAAGTGTGACGCGTACTGCATCAGAGTTACTGTCTAACATGAGTGCGGTTGTATTAATGAACCCTGCTGCATTTGCTGAAGGAGTTAAAAGCTTTAGCAACTTCTCAAATCCTGAGGAAGGACTTGACATCATGTTAAATGTTGGTAGTGCTCAGACTGAGCGTGTTATGGGTGGGAATACTCAAGGAGGTATGTTGGTAGATCCTTCTATCATGAAGCGTGCAGTTGGTATGAAAGATACCAAAGCAAAAAATAAGTTAGCTAGTACTATGCAGATGATCTATAACAGATCAATCAAGAAAGGTTTAAATGCTACTGAAGGTTTATCAGATATATTGATGTCTTCTCCGGATATGATTGTAACTAGACCTACATGGTTTGGATCATTTGCAACTGAATTTGAAAAGGCATCAGGTAAGAAAGCTGACTTTGATAAGATCAAGGCTAACGATGAGGCGTACATGAATGAGAATGCAGATGCTATTAAGGCTGCTAAAGAGAAAGCTGATAAGGCTGTATTCAACTTAAGTGCAACGAATAATGCGTACATGGGATTATTGAAAAACAATATATCTCCAGACTCAAAAGGGATTACTAAGGCTGTTAAGGTATTTGATAACTACTTGACTCGATTTACTACATACGAGTACTTAAATTCTCGTACTGCAATCTATGCGTTAGCAGGTAATGGTATGATTAGCAAGGGAGAGGCTATAAGATTATTAGCAGGTGTTACTACACGTATGATCACATACTCGTTATTAACTAAATCACTTTCAGCTGTATTGTTAGGATTAATGGGTGGAGATGATGAGGATGACGACAAGACTTTCATGCAAAAGCTTGGTCAAGCTGCGGCATCTGCCGGGACGACATTGATGCTCGGTAGAAACTTCGGTAATATCTCAAGAAATATCATGGGATATGGTACAGAGAAAATGAATGAGAAGTATCTTACAGCTTTAAGAGAAGGTGACTACGATGCATACCAAGATGCAATTCAGTACACAGTTGTTCCTCAAGAAAAGAAAGGGGAAATGGGTAAAGGAGTTGACGTAATGGATATGTACGTTAATATGTTAGGACCTGTAAGTCCATTCGTAAAGAGTCTTGTTTATGGTATTGAGAAGTTAACCGAGAAGGACAGAGTTGCTCCGAAGGCAAGTGACAGCGATGCTGTTAAGGCTAAGAGGAAAGAAGCTGTGACTAGACAGCAAAGAGAAAGAAATGAAAGAGTTCCTTTAGAGATTATAGGTACGTTAGGATATGTACCATTCTACAAGGATATCAGAAAAGCAGTGAACGAATCAATCTACTCTGATCTTAAGAAATCCCTTAAAGAGCAAGAAGCTAATAAAGAAAAGAAGGCAGAGATGTTAATGGGTTACGAGAGTAAGACTGACATGGAGGATAGCAATCCTAAGCTTTACGAAAGACTTTATGGTGAAGGTGGTAAGTACTATGCTCAAGAGGAGATTAGACTAGCTAATGAGAATCTTAAGGAAAGACTTAAGAAAATCGAAAAACAATTAGGTAGTGGTGAGATCGGTAGGACATATGCAAGATCACTTCGTAAGGAAGCAATTCGAGATAAAGCGAATAGGATAAAACAAGCTAATAGATAAGAGTAGTGCCGAAAGGCACTACTTAAAAGTCATCGTGCTCTATAGACTTTAAGAGCATACGTAGCTCGGAAATAACGGATATGATATCCTTGTCGACCTTGTGAAACTCACGGTCAACTAACTTTTCATAGATATCTGCTAAGGACTTATGACATATGTCAATTGTGAAGGCGATGCGCCTTGCTCTGTCCATTTCGTTATTCCCCTCCATACGCTTATCTCATTACAAGACTATTAAAAAAATTATTCAACTTCGATTCTACGTGTTCCTCTTGTCCGATAGGTGTTCTATCGTTGATTAGCCAAAGGATTTTCTGTAGCCGATCATACTTTAGTTTGTCACTTAAGTACTTTTGATTCTCCAAAGATAACTTTTCTATTTGTTTGTGCAACATCATTGAGTTATTTATTATCTTAATCTCCTGATTATCTTTTATCTTAGGTATGATGTCATTAAGTTTTTCTTTAAGGTATATATACATCTCACGGAACTCTGTACTACTACTAAACAACCAATCAAAGTTCTTCATGTAGTGTATAATAGTTGAATGGTCTTTACCAATAGGCACACCAATAGACTTAAATGAATAGTTATATTCACGTGCAATCTTTGCATATATAATCCTTGCATCTACAAGGTTTCTCTTTCTTGAGTCACCATATATATTGATATCTAGCTCACCCTCAACAACTATCTTGATCGCCTCTAACTTAGTCTTGGGGCTGATCTCCTCTAAATACTTCTGTTCTGATTCCATGTTCATTTAATTCTTTAATTCTAAATTCTTGTAACTTACTTAATTTTCCATCCGGACGCTTGACCTCGCTGAACAGCACACCTGTGTTAGGTGGTATAGCGATAAGGTCCGGGATACCGTTCTTATTAGTCTTGATGAGCTTTATGACGTAGTAACCTTCAGCCTCAAGTTCCTTTATACGCTTGGCTTGTATCTGCTGTTCGGTCATAGCTCAAATAGTTCTCTACGGGTTATTTCTAATTGCTCAAGCTCTTTAGTAAGCTGAGCCTTTAATAGATTTAAAGCAACTTTATAATCAACATAACACGGTTGATCACGAATTGTAATCCATTCATATGTAAAACAAATTGACTCCATTTTTTCAATTACTTTTTCAATCTGCTCTACTCTTTCCTCATTTTCAATTATCAATTGAATAAGAAGTTCTCCTTTTCTAAATTGTTCTACTGTCATAGGTTTCTAATTTAATTTTGGTAAATCATAATCAATTCTACTACCATCTGATGATATTTCAGCAATTAACAAACCAACTACTTTGCAATAACCGATATTGTTGTCGCAATAATTTTGAGCATCATCAAAACTAATTCCTTTAACATGAGGTCCTTGCCATAATTTCAACTCATTTGTATGAGGATTGATTGCTTTTATTTCTGTAACATATAAGTTCATTTTGCTTCAATTTTAAATAATTGTTTTTGTAGTCTTATGTTATGCTCAACTACCTTATTACATTCCTTTCGGCTTTTCTCTAGCTGTTTCTCTAAGTTATTAATTCTACCTTCAAGAGAGATAAAGGTCTCTTCCTTTACCTTTCTTCCTGTGTATTCCTTAAGCTTATCTTCTAGTTCAGAGATGTAAGAGTTTGACTTTCCAAGTTTAATTCTCAACTGCTTGATTACTTCGTAATCGGGCACCTTCATTAGACCTGACCATTCTTGATCTTTCATAACTTTTCGATTTCGTTTTTAACTTCTTTCCAATACTGAACTGATAAAGACATAGATAAGTATATACTTGCATATCTTTCATCAGATCCTTTAGTATAGTGGTTTATTAACTGCTTAGTTGACTCTATACACTCATCAACTGTTATTAATGCACATTGTTTGGCTAAATCTTCACACATCCAAGAACCATCTTGAGCATTACTACTTAAAGTTAATTTCTCTACTAATTGTTTTGCTTTTTCCTTCGGTGTCATAACTTTTCGATTTCTTGTTTAACTTCTTTCCAATGATCAACCTGAGTAGTGTAGTTTTCATGTACTTCATCGTAATCTTCACAGCACTTGATTACCATATCAACTGCAATAATTGCAAGTCTCTTAGGTAACTCTAATGGAAAATTAATATCTGTTTCATTAATAACTTCATCTAGATATCTATCTACAAGTCTTACTGCTTTTTCTTTTGGTGTCATAATAATTTTTTAAAATGTGTAACTGTAAAATCTTTCTTTGCCGATACGGCTTTGTATATCTCCTTCTCGATACCTCCCTTGGAGAACAACCAATACACTTTATTGTACTTGCGTTCCTTGGTAGTCATCCTGTCGCGTGATTGCCAGTAGCTTGTAGCACTGAAGTCGATGTTGTAGTATACCAAGTAGTCAGCGTTCTTTAACGATATGCCCTCACGTCCTGAGACGATCTGCAATGCTATCACCTGATAGCCTTCGTTGTCAAACTTGTCTAGCTCAGTTGTCAACTTTTCTGCGCCAAAAACTTGACGCAATGCCTTAAGCTCTTCCTTGAACTTATAGAAGACTCCAATCCTTTGGGTAGGGAACTTCCACTTCAAGAACTCTGCCTTGCTCAGGTCAATTATCATAGAGTTACCACTCTCGAACTTGATGGTGCCACTGCATAGCTGATGTACTTTCTGCATAAGCTTAACCGGTGTGTCAGCTAGGATTATCTCTTCCTTCCCCTCGATCACCAAGTCTTTCTTAAGCTTCTTGATCATCGCGTAGGTCGAAGGCTTCATGCTAACGTACAGCACCTCCTCTTCTACTTCACTATCAAAGCCTGCTTCTTTCTGCGTGTAGCTTATCATATAAGGCTTCATTAGCTCAAGGATAGATGGCTTTCCATCTGAGTAGTCTCTGATGCGTAGGCTGTTGATCATTCGCTCCTTCACGTTCACGTGCTCGTTTGCAAACTTGTAGAACGTAGGGCATCCTCTAAACGGATTGCCAGGGATTGCGCTCACTTGGTGGTACATCTGTGAGTAGGACTCCGGGGTTGGTGTACCTGACAGCAAGATAACGTAAGGCTTATTGATCCTGATGAACTCAGCTACAATCTTCGCTCTGTTACTTGCCTTAGGAAACGCACCCATACCATGTGCCTCATCCAATATAATGACATCGTATCCAATCTTATCAATCGTGTGAAGGCTCTCATAGTTGATAACGTCTAACGCGTAATCAGGTGATAATAAGTCGTAGTCTCTTTGTATCGTTGATATGGCTTTTTTCTTGGTTACAAATAAAACTCTCACAGGCTCCAATAGCTCGCATATGCCGAGACTTGTCAGTGTTTTGCCTGTCCTTACTTCCATAGCTAAGTAAACGAACTTAGAAGTGCTTAAAATGCCGTAGGCTTTTTGAATAATTTCTTTCTGATAATCTCTAAATTCTATCTTCATCTTCTTGTAGTGTTCAATACTATCCTTTACTTTTTTAATTGGCTCGTCCATGTTGCGGTACATCGGCATCTCTGTAGTCACAGTGTTCCTACCTCTGCCTGAGGTAACCATCTTGGTCTTGCTCATTACCTTAAAGACTGCGTTAAGTTGATCAAGCATCATCTTGTTGCTGTATCCTGGTATTCTATCTATTTCCTTCATAGCTATCGTGTTATTATGTTCTTGCATACAGCACACCTTACCTCATCGTACTCGTAGCTTAAGATGTCCGGGTAGTCACACTGACACTCATAATCCTTTGGCGTGCCATCAGGCTTAAATCGAATGTCGTATATATTCTTCAGATTTGCGCAGTACTCAAACATCTCCTTGCTCTCAAAGTAATTAATTATCATCTTCATGTTACCTGAGTCTAGTGGCTCATCGGGTAGGTGAGCGAACATGGCAATTGGTGACTCAGTGATCGCATCGTAAGTAGCCTTACCGGTGATCAAGTTATGTGAGTTGATCATTGCTACGTGCAGTAATTGTTTTTGTCTCATTTTGTGCTTTGTTTGTAATCAATTATAAATCCTATTGCAACTATTATGTTCATTCCTACAGATGCTAAAATCTCAATGATGTCTTCGTATACGCTTGTCATTAGGTGGATATGTCCTATAGACCAAAATGGTATAGCTAGGTTCTGACTGATCCAAACTATTAAGAACGTAACAAATCTCATTTTATTTCGTAGTTAACTTTGATGTCTTTCTTGAGGTCCTTCAGCTCTCGCTTCATAGACTCAAGCTCTTGCTTGATTCGCTCAATGTACAGGCTTAAGTCCATCGCTTCTTCCTGTGCATGAGTTAACCAATCAGTTAACTCTAGGTCATCACGCGTTAGCATCGTTCCATACTTATTAATCCCTGCCTGACTACGTTCGTAGTACTTTGCCATGACCTTCAATACGATTGGGTCTTCTACCTTCTTTTCCATTAGTCTAAATTTAAGTTATACTCATCTAATAAATCACCAAGCTTTGATCTCCAATACTCAGCATTTCTAATCTGTTCTTCATTGGCTTCTACTTTTTCTATGAATCCGTACTTAGTTACACCCCTTAGTGCTTGGTCTAAGTTCCAAGCTAAAAGCTTCCACTTATATCCATCAAGTGCATCCTGTAAATCTTCCTTCTCTTCGAAGCCATCATATTCAATTGTTACTTTCATTTGTCCAGTTTTTTCGTTAATAAACTATCTCTGTATGCTATCTCTTTCCTAATAAGGTCAAGGTGCCAATCTGCACCACCATACTCTAGTATCGCCCATAGGTAGTCGTCCTTTATATCGCATATCGGAATGTATGTTAGTGGCTGTCTGCCATCTACTCCACGGCTCCCACGTACGGCATACTTACGTACAATCTCAAAGGGATCGTCTGCGTATATGTACTTTGGTTCAATCATGGTCATGTCATTTGCACCATACCTCTCGTACTCATTACCCCCATCAACCATGGCGTGGTTAGGGCAACTACAGGTATTGTAGTCGTGCCGGCTGTAGCTTACTATTGTCTCGCCACACTCAAGGCACTTAATCGCGTTATATACTATCTGTCTCATATCTTATACTTAATCGGTTATATTCCGTTTATCTGCATGAATTTTTACAAATTTTTCATCATAGTAAAGATCACCATGCAACGAATCTTTACCGCAGTTTTTCTCTGCTGACTCGTATGCTTCCATTACAGCATCCTGAAACTTCTTATCAGCTTCTTTCAGTAGTGCATACCATGTAAACTTATCTTTAGGTGTATCCCATAGCTTATCAAATAACCATTGTGTTGCTGTCATATCATATTGTTTTTAGTAAAGTACTCTGCCACCTGACCGATGTCATCGAACTTAATGTTATCAAATTTCTTATCCTCAAAGTTGTACTGGACAAGACTTATATTCTTAACTGCACGCTCAAAGTTACATATCTTACAGACCCTGTTTCTTCCAAGGTCTGTCTTCAATGTGTAGTGTCGCTTGTTCTCGGTGAAGCTTTCCAATGAAAGCGTTCGCCTACAGCTGTAGCATTGTTTCTCTCTCACTATCATTCTCTTCAGGTTTTCGATTAATAATTATCCATCTGCCCTTGTCCTCTCTACCCTCGGTAGGCATAACCCCGTGCTTGTAGATAGCGTATGATGACAGCCACTTGTAGAACTTCGTTCGACTGATTGTCATCTTAGCCTTCGGTCCATAGTCCGGGTACTCGTTAATGAAGTCAAAGTATAGGTCGTTCTTGTAGTACTTTATGCTTGGGTACAGTCTCTGATCATCCTTACCCGAATCATCAATTAGTCCAACCCACTCGATGAAGTCATGACAGGTCTCAGCTGATAGCTGACGTATCTTAAGGTTAACAAACTTAGACTTAACTAGTCCGGTGTTAAGGTATCCTTGTAAGCAAGCTACCATGTAGTTGTCAAACTCACACCAATCCTCATCGTTCCAATCTGCAAAGAAGTGACGACCGAACTCATCTTGTGGCGTGAAGTTCATGTTGTAGTGCTGATGCAGTTCCAACTCCCACTTACGTCTAGCGAATGAGTTACCGGCACCCTTGATTGCGTAGTTCGTTGTGATGGCTACCTTGGGTGACTTGTTGAATGGTATCTTAATCGCATCCTTGTTCTTCTTCTCAAGCGTTAAACCCTCCGTGATGACAGAGAACAATCTCTCGAAGTCAAAGTATCGTTTAACGTCATCAAAGCATAGTATCTGAGTGTCTGCGCTTAGTAGTTGATATGGGAAAGACTTCTCAAATGCGAACGCCTTACCATCTATCACCACTAGCTTCTTCATCTGACTAAGTGCGTTCATGAATAGTCCCTTACCCGTACCACCCTCAGGGTTGTCACTGATGACCTCATCGTTTAGGATGACAGCCGGACAGAACGATAGGTTCTTATACCCGTGCATAAGGAATCCAATGGTACTCTCCATGGTAGCAACTCTGTACTCATCGTTGTTGCATATGTTAGAGATGAACTGAACGTAGTCGCAGTTACCGGTGATGTCACAGATGTTGAAGCTCCTATCGATCACGTGTTCCTTCCAAACGTATCCACCTAAGTCCAAGTAGTCTATGGTCTTTATCTCTCCCTTGGATATGTGAACAGCGCAGTTCCTGTAGTACAGGTATGCCGAGTCACTCGTGTCCTCGATGAAGTAGATGTCAATCGTTGCCAACATAGACAAGAACTCCTCCTTAAAGAATCGAGTGTTGTCAGCGAAGTAGTTGTATACACTCATGTCATCAAGGTTCAGTAGGTAGTCCAGGATAAAGTCCTTTATCTCCTTCTCTGATGTGTGGTCTATCAGGTTGTTGGTTACCTTGACAAACACGTAGTTCTTACCACCCTCAGGGCAGTACTTGTAGAACCCATTGTCTTCCAAGAACTGCTTAAATAGGATGTGTACTACCTTGATGATTCCCTTGTCGTTCTTTGACCAAAACGTAGAATTAGCGTTCTCCTCCTCTACCTTGTTCAGAACTGAATCGATTGTCTCCGTATCCAAATGGGAATCTTGTAGCTGAATACGAATCTCTTTTTTTGATACACCACGTCTTAGCTTTGCCTTGATCTGATTGACTCTGTCCTCGTCCTCGTAGTACTTGGTACCGAAGTTAGCTGTGTTCTTGTAAGCTGAGTCAATCGTAGTTGCTATCTCGGATAGCGTGAAGTCTTGCGTAGCAAACTGATTAAGTACGTAGGATGCAAGGCTCTTGTTGATACCGAAGTCATTGAACGCCATCGCAAGGATGTACGCGTTATGGTTGCGCTGTCCTTCCACCATCGGGTGCTTCTTCTCCCACCACTTGAGTAGTATCTCAACTACCTTGTTCTCATCGGTAATTGGAATCGTAGCTACGTCTCTGAACTTTGTTACCTCTTGGTACTCCGGCTCTTCGATTACGTCCCATATGGATGAGTTCTCGTTCACGAATATCAACGGGTCGTATGACTCGTAGCATACACGTGATAGGTTCTTTGATGTCTTGTCAAAGTATGGTGAGTCAAAGTACTTCTCTAGGCTGTTGAAGTAGTTGGTGTGATTCTCCGGATCCTTTGGCACCTTGATCAGTACCTTTAGTCCGTTACCTGATGGTGAGATGAACACCGAGTACACGTACTTGTTCTTTGAGATTTGCTCCTTATCCTGTAGTAACTCTTTTTGTTTTTGGTATCCATCAAAGTCCAAACAGATGAGTCCGCTGTGCTCAACTAATGAGTTGTCTGTACGCTTCGTAAACGTACCACTGAAGCATACTGCCGGTAAAAGCTTTTTAAGGTCGTTACGAACGTCCTTACGCTTCTCTGTGCGTATCTTCTTAACCAAGTCCTTTGATGCCCCGTTCTTAACCCTATCGAGTATGTTCTCAACATCTCTATAGAATGGAGTGTCGGTCTCCTTAATGTTTTTGAATATTGTTATAGTAAATGTCATCTTAATGTCGATTTAATGTCGTTTTTGTTTTATCATTTCCCTTTAGATAAAGGGTTATGT